ACCCGGTCAGACCAATGCATACGCAAATAGTCGCCGGTTGCCGTATCCGGAAAGAGCTGATCGGCTAAAAATGAGAGGTCGCCAAGGAGCTGATGATACATCCCCGCCTGTACTTCTGAAAGAACCCTAATCAAATTATGCCGGGCGGTTTTATCGAGCGGTTTAAAGCGGCTCATATATGCGCTATACATACGGTCGAGTAAGACCGGTAAGGATTCTCTAACCAATGCCATACCATACATCCTTTATAAATACCGAGCTTCCGTCAGGCTGGATAACAGTTACCGTATAGCGGATTTCATTCTTGCCGGTGCGCTCGGCGGTACATTCAATCGAGCGGGCTAAGCCATCCGTTTTAAGCCACGCAAGGCTCTCTAAGATACAGGAGCGCACCTTTCCGGCGCTGGTGCCGTCAAGTTTTCCTTCTTCCTTGAGTATCCATAATTCGGAGCCGAAAGTAGAATCAGCCCACCAACGCCCTTTATCCGTGCCGATACTCATTGCTACGAGTTCCCGTATATCCGTCCAATTTTCAAGCCGTATCGTTTTACCGCTATCCATATAAAAACCCTTCCTAAGAGACTTGTGCCGCTCTGTTGCTAATTGCCGCCGTGCTGCACTTTTGTATTTTCAATCTGCGAAAAGTCGGCAAGCTGCAAAGAGCTTAACGCCCCATTTAATGCCGCTTGAAAGGCTGACGGAGCGCCGTTTCCTGCTTCGGGAACCGGAACCTGTAACACCTGCACAAAGGCTTTTAAAAAGGCATTGGTCTTTTCAAGCTCTTTTTTCAGTTCCGCTATTTTGATAAGACCGCCGTATTCCGTGCCGTTCAGCTCAACCGTTTTATCGGAGCGGGCAATAATAAAACCGCCGTCTTTGCTCCAAAGGGCAGAATCCCCATCTTGTAACTCAGGAGCACCTTCCGCGGAGCATATCGGTAAAAGTAGAAAGGAGCCGGCATTTCCCCCTTGAGTGAATATGAGCGCCGTTCCTTCTGTGGCTTTTGCGATAAACCCATACGGAAAGACTTCTGCCGCTTCGAGTGTACGGCCGAACTCGGTTTGCACCGTAACCGTTTTCTTATCGCGCTTTTTAAAAACACCGACATTAAAAAGATTTCTCAACCGTGCATAAAGATCGGATATTGTCATTTATCGAACCTCTACAGGAGTGATATTGTGCCGTTCTGCAACTTGCTCAAGGAGCGATGATTTCTTCCCTTTTAAGCCGCTTTTTTTATCTTTAAACACAGTGCCCTCTTTTCCCATATATACTTCAGGATTAACAAGGCTGATGGTGCAGTCAAAGACGGAAGCTTCTGCACGGTATTCAACCTCGCTTATCATCATAGTACAATCAAGACCGGCGGAAGGTATGTAAACAGGAATTAAAAAATTCGGATTAAAGAATAGCTCTTTTTTATTTGTCGTTTCAAAGCTCTTGATTTGTGCATCGGTTAAGCCCCAGCCGGAAACCGTTACCGTTGTTGTCCGTCTTCTACGCCGGTATAATTCAATCTGCGCCCGCCGGTTTGCCTTTTCTTGGTCAAGCTTAAAATCCGAAAGGTTGAGCGTTAAAATACGCTTATTGTTACAAAGCGGATCGACGGCGCGTCCTTCAAGCCCGCTTGAAACGACGACATACTCATGAAACTGCTCTGCTCCCGATTCCGTCGTTTCTACCGATTTGATATTCATCCCTTCCGCTAAAACAAAATGCCATTGACTTGCATCTCGTCCGGATTTCGTCAGATATAATTCACCTGCTTCATTTGAGGTAAATACATAGCCTTGATTCTCCGCTGCATTTACCAGCTGCGTCCAAGGCGATTCACAGTTCCAGTCAAAGACCGAAACGGTTTCCGTATCATTTCGGTCAGTCGGTAGGTGTTGTACAAAAATATTAAAGCGTGAAGCAATCGATTGTGAGACCGCTAAGAGATCGGCTCCACCGGCACTGCCCGTCCACGTTGAATCGATAATATCGCGGGCTGGAGAGCGTCCGAGAACGGTGATATACTTACGCCCTGAATCGGTGGTGTCGGTAATTTCGTCAATACGAACGGTGGTAACGCGCAAGTTTCCGTTATTATGCGTAATATGCTTATTGTAAAAACGGACTTCTATCGTATCGTGTTTATGCAGAAGGTCTTTTTGACTAATCGGTAGTTCAAGCGTAAGGCTATGGCATATTTCATCGAGCGACTTTTTAATATGCACTCGGTTCCATTGAAGCTGCTTAAAGACCTTACTCCCTGCCGGAGCAACGTTAATAACAATGCTAGACATAGCGGATAGTTCCTTGTATGACAAATGAGTCTTCAATAACATTTAATGCACGTAATATTCGCTCTTCTGCGCCGAGATACTGAGCCAAAGCTAAAAGCGGCATGCTGCGTCCTAATGTGATAGAAAGTTCTTGCGCAAGCTCCTTTGCCGCAAGTTCTTGAGAAAGCGCTTGCCTTAATTCCTGTACGGCGCTGTATACGGCCGGATCATTAAGGTCAATACTTTTTTCGAGCCGGTCATAGAGTGCAAAGAGGTTTGCCGTGCGGTTATACGATTGCGCAGGCATTTCCGGTAACAGCTGCGCCGCTGTATAGAGCGCCACCGTTTTATACAAGTTTTCCGCCGCTTGCTTGGTCGCAATCTGCTTGACCGTTACCGCTTCGACCGGCAACTGATACTTATCGGCTGGGAGCAGGCAGAAAAGCAGATTTTTTTCATTGTTTTTAATCCTGAAAAATGCGGCTGTTTCTTCCGAGGCATTCTTTATCTCTAACACGCTTGCTACCATCTTTCCGGCAACACCAAATAACGCAAGGGCGAGTGTTTTAGGACTGCGGATTCCCTGTGCAATAAGATTAGTGATTTGAGCGGCCGCATTCGTTATCTCGTTGAGTTTTTGAAAGCCGCCTTGAATCCGTCCAACTGCTTGCAGCACGGAAACACGCATCAGGTTAAACGATTTAAGGAGCGTTTGCTCATCGAGGTTGTTTTTCAAAGATTGTACAAAAGAAGTTTCTGCAGCATTCTTCACCGCATCCGCTGCTTCCGGAATCGTTTTACTCAGAGAGCCGGAAAATTCCCAGCGGTTTTGTACCGGATAGCCTGCACGAGTAAAGGTGAGAGAGACCTTGCATTGTCCGAGTTCTTTTGCAGACTCATCAATATCCCAGAGGGTAACGATAACCGGAAAGCGTCCCCAAAGCGGCAGGGTCAAATATCCCGGTTCATCGTCTGTCGTCGGAATGCGCACGGCTTCTACAAGCGCATTGCGATTTTTAATGTACTCATCGCCGCGGATGAAGCCTGAAACGGTAATCGCTTGCGGCTTTTCGTTTAACGGAATTGAAGACCAAAGCCCATAAAAAGGATATTCGGCTGTATCGACGCTTGCGCCGCCTGAAACCTTGAGGCTTTCATAAATAAACGGCACCGCTTCTTTATTCGGCGCTTGATAGCTCGTCTGTGCCGGAGTGTCGCTTGTAAGATAGACAGAACGATTGTCCCCGTCTCCTTTTACCGCTCCATACGCCATACGCCAGTTTTCGCTTAAAGGCGCCGGTAATGAGGCATCCCAGTTATTGATCATTAAAACGCTTCCCTTGCTTCCTGAATGCGGCCGGTATTATACTGAAACGGCGTGGAGTTCCGCTGCACTTTTGCAGAAACGGTCGGCCGCTCACCGGAAAGATTGATATTAAAATCCATAACAGCATTGCCGGTAAGCTCTGCCGTTACCGGTGCTGCAGGTAGTTGCTGTACTGTTTCAAGTTCTTCTCGTACCGCGGCGCTTTCAGGAATGACGTCATCCTTGCCGACTGCTTCGCCAATTTTCTCTCCCACGGTTCGGCCGAGCTTTCCGCCTAGCCAACCGACGAGACCTCCTCCAGCCATACCGATTGCGCCCCCTATTGCCGTACCGATGCCGGGAGCAATAAATGTTCCGATTGCAGCTCCAATTTTACCGGCAGCAAAAGCACCGGCGGCAACACCGAGCCCTGTGCCGACTGTTGTGCCGATTGCATCACCTATTGCGCCGCCTTTTTTCTGCGCTTTTTCTTTACTGCTTAAAGAGGTATCGGCATTGATACTGCGAACCTCATCGATAGCAGCGAGTGTTTTTACCGCGCCTGTCGTAACGGTTTGCAGTACACCCGTTTGAATAGCGCCGCTTCTAAAATTGTGTGCATTTGCATTCATAATGCCGCTTAGTGTTTGTTTTCCGCTAGAGCCGCCTGAAGCAGCTTGAGAAAGACCGTTTGAAGCCCCCATGCCGCCTTGTCCCATATTTGTAACAAATACCGGAAGACCGCTTGCTGCTCCTGCTCCATTTCCGGGAAGAGCTCCGCCGAGTGCCGCTTGCATACTGCCGCCCGTGAGTGTTCTAATACCGCTTGAAATAGAACCGATAAAACCCGATACTTTTGCGAGTCCTTTCACGGCAACGATTGCGCCAAGTCCGTATTTTATCGTGTTAAATACTTTCTCCAACCGTTCAGGTTTTTCTGAAAGATATGAAAGTAAATCATTCAACCGCTCTAAGGGTTTTGCTAAATTCGTATCTGCAAATTTTAAAAACGTTGTTTGAAGGTTTTGGAGATTCGCCTTCATTGTTCCTGCCATGCGCGCAGATTTTGCTTCAAGGGCACCGGTCGTATCTCCTAAGTCATCTGTTAATTTTTTATAATTTTTACCGTAGTTTTGAAAAGCGCGTACCGCTTTCATACTCGTAACGCCGAACACTTCCGATAAAAAATCTATGTTTCCCTCTTTTTTCGCAACTCCCAGAATATCGTCCATAATGTCCGCAAGGTCTCTAAACTTTCCTTCGGTATCGCGGACAGCAACGCCGATAATGCCGAGCTTCTCTTGTTCCTTAGGATCGGATAACTCGGAAATAACGGAATCCAAAGCGGTTGCCGCAAGTTCTTCATTTTTTGTATCTGCGACAAGTATCTGCATAACGGCATTTAACTTTTTTACATCTTCAACGGTACTTCCTATCGTAGAATATGAAGATAAAACAGCCTTCCCCGTTTTTGCAAATTTTTGAAACGTATATTCTCCCTGATCTCCTTGTTTTACCAAATCGTCCATCAGTTGGGAGATTTCAGCAGCTGCAAACCCTTTTTTTTGAAATTCAGAGAATACATCCCCCATTTCTTCACCGGCGGCACCGGATGCCTGTAATGCAACTGCGATATTTTTAATATTCGCCTCGACGTATTCTAAGCTGCCCGTTTTTGTCATAACGACATCGAGGGCATCGACAATTTTTGACGGGTCTATTTTGATATTCGGGTCTTGCGCTGCTTCAAAGATTTTCTGCTTTAGTGCATTGATTTGTTCTGCAGAAGCATCGGCAGTCATACCCATACGGGTAAGGCGGGCATCAAGGTCAATAATTTCATTTGAAGCAGCTCCAAGAGAAAGGGATACGCCGATGGCTCCGAGCTTGGTTTTCATCCCGGAGAATACGCTATCGATTTTATTGACTGCAGCAAGCGTATCGGAAGAAAACTTTTTTGTTGCCGTTCCCATTTTACCGAGTTCTTTTGAATATAAGTCTTTTAATGTCAGTAAAACGCTGGCTTTAACGTCCGCCATTTAGGTAATCCCCCGTAATAGTTTCGTATTCTGTACCGCCGCCGTATGCCATCTTTTTAATTGAAGCCATGAAAAATCAAGGATAATTTCATACGGCAGCGACGGCATCATGCACATCAATTCCGTTACAATTTCAAAAATGAATTGCTGAACTTCTGCAGCGGTTAATCCGCTGCCTTGGTAGGGTTTTGCTCATCTGCGTTGTTTTCCATTTCGGCTTTCACTCCGAAAAAGACTGCATATATTTTTTGCAGTTCAACACGGATAAGCGCCCAATCTTCAATGTGCAGATTTGCCAATAGCGCTTCCGATTCCCCAGAAAGCGCAGAACAAAGGGCGACATCTGCTGCAATGGTATTAACTCCGTAGGCATCGGTGCGCATAAGATGACGAACATGGGGGTCTTGTAAGGTTAATTCTGTAATGGTTCTTTCACCGAGTGAAACCGGATGCTTTAAATAAAAGGTCTTCATCGCTCTCTCCCCTCCTTATGTCAACTTCTGGCTTTTTGCCGAGTTGTATACAACTTTGAGTTCTCCCTTAGAAAGCTCAACCGCTTCCGTTACCCACGCGGCCGGCATATAGTGCTGACTGCCGCCTGATAATATGATGGTAAGTGTATCGTTGGAGACATTTGCAAATGCTTGCGGATCAATGGCGGCGTTCAGTGTCAATGACAGTTCCGCCGCGGTCGGGGTTTCCACGTAGCCGGTGTTTTCGTGTACTTCGCCGACTTGCGTTTCCCGCTTAAAGCTTGAAGGCTTAAAAGTCGCCCCTCCTTCTTTGAGCGGCAATTCTCCTAAACTGGTCGATATTACCCGCGATACTTTTAATAGCTGCATACTTCCTCCTATCTTCTATTCCTATTTGAATTGATTTAAACCGGCTCCGATTAAGAACTGCCCGATTAAGACCGGCTGATGGATATACTCAAGCCGTGTTTTACTGCCTTTCTTTACTTCAACATGAAGGGATGCCTTATAGCTTTCAAAGTCTTGGCACCAATTCTTCTGCCCGATAAAAACGGTTTGATACAAATCCGCGAGGAAGCTCCGCCAAATCCCCGGAGTCATTACCTTGGCTCCAGCTCCGAAGTTTTCCTCCGTGCTTGCCAGCTTCCAACTCTTAAACCGTTTTTTTGCTTCCGCATTGATGTAGGTTCTAACTGCATCAACGGTTTCAACCACTTGGATATCCAAATAGCTCGTGTCCCTTCCGCCGTCTGAGTTTTCCGTGTAGCTGGTTACCAGCCGCTCAATTAAGACGGTTCCCATCGGATCAAGCCGCCATGTGGCAACGCCTGTTTCAAGGAGTTTTTGCCGCTCATTAAAAGAGTACTCCCCATCGGCTGCTAAGCCTTTAACTTTGGTGTCGTAGGTGTTCGCGCTCGGATCATCTGCTAAAATGCGGCAAGCAGCAGCGGTAAAGCGGCTAGCCCAGATACACGGAAGCGTAGCATCATCTTTCTTGCGCGGGATAAGGCAGATATGCGGAGAGTTGATCTTTGCCGCTTGCGCAAGGATAGAACCTTCTTCCGTTGCGCTTCCTAATGCACCTGAAAGGGTGATAAATGCGCGCCCGCCGATTTGCCGCGTTGCAGCATACCGGCTTTCAAGTTCTTCCGCTAACAGCTTGATGCTTGCCTCATCGTCAAAATCAAAGACGATATAGTTCCACCGTTTTGCACCGAGCCATTCGGGTAACTTTGAAAGGTCTACAACCCCGGAGCCTGCTGTTACCGTGCCTTCCGTTACGCTCACCCCTACAGCCTGACTTTGCATCGTTACCGTGTTGACGTTTCCGCACGCGCCTTTATAAACGGAAGAAAAAATAATCTTGGTGTTATCTCCGCTGTCGATTGCCGCTTCAACGGAATTATTTTCAAGCCCGTTACAGGCAGCAACAATCGCTGCGGCAATTTTATCGGCGCTCTGTCCTTCACTCACTGCCGCCCACACACCGCGTCCATTTATCAGGAGGCGGACACTTCCGGCTCCGGCGCTGACTGCGCGGCCCCCGGCCGCACAGCGCCAGGGCGCTTGTTGAGGAGCCGCGGCGCCGGCGGCG